CATACCATATAGTATAACGTTTGTCAAGGGGGTGAATCTTAAAGAATCGTCACGCGTGCGATGTTTGTTACGTCCTGCCACAAGAACGCCGGCCTATTGCCCGACCGGCGGGGCAGGTGGGTTAGGCCGCTGCGGCCATCGGGGCGGCGGACGTGGTGAACATCCGGGCGCCGTAGTAGTCAGCCAGGCCGTCAAAATCGACCTTCTCGTTGTACCGGGTCCGGTACTCGTAAGGCTTGTAGTACCAGGCCAGCCGTTCGCCGTGCCAGCGCAGTCCGGCCGCCTTGAGCAGATCCTTGACCGGCTTGGTCTCGCCCTTGACCCAGAGCCACTTGCCAATCAGCCAGATTTCGCAGCCCGGAAGTTGCATGCGCAGCAGTTCGGCCAGTTTGTCCATCACGGCCCGCTCGTGTTCCGCGTTGTAGTAGTAGGTGTGCTCGGAGCCGTCGGCACCGGTCTCGGTCGCACCGTGGCGGCCGCACAACGTTCGCTCGTACTGGATGTTTATCTCTGCCATCGTGGCGTCATCGCCGCCGCGATCCGGGTGGTACTGCATCGCCAGCTTGCGATACAGACTCTTGATGTCGGCCGTGGTCTCACAGCCAGCAAACCAGTTCTTAGCCATCGTTGAGGCTCCTCTGCCGGCCTATTGCCCGACCGGCTGGGCAGATAAAGGTTAGAAGCCCAAACCACGCTCTTTGAGGGACACCCAGCGACTCTCGCCACAAATCAGATGGTCGAGCACTTTGATGTCGAGCAGATTGCCGGCTTCCACGATCTTGCGGGTCACCATGACGTCTTCCGGGCTGGGCGTCGGGTCGCCGGATGGGTGGTTGTGCGCCACGATGATCGCGGCGGCGTTCGCCAGAAGGGCCGGCTTGAAGACTTCCCGCATAGGGACGTAAGCGCAATTCAGACCGCCGACGGAGACGGTATTGATACCGATCACGTCGTTCTTGGTGCTCAGCAGGATGACAATCAGGTGCTCCCGATCCAGACCGGCGGAGTAGGTCATGACGAGAGCGGATACGTCAGACGGCATCCTAACCTGTCCGCAAGGCGCTGCGATGCTGCCGTCCTTGACCATCATCAGTTTGTAGACGGGCTTCATGACCTGGCGCACGACCGGATGAGCGTAGAGTTCGGCGGCCTCTTCGGCGCTCGGCAGTTTCGGCATCTCCATCCCGATGGCCTGGCAGATGCAGCGCAGATACTCAGCGTCCTCGCCGCCCTCGTAAGCCCGCTTAGACAGCCAGGTCACGCAGCCGCGCACAGAACTCTGCTGACCGGGCGTCAGGCTGGCGTAGTTCCATACCCGCTCGGACTGGTAAAGGGACTTTGGCGTCATCTTTCCCTTGCTCATTGCAAAACTCCTTGCTCCTTGGATTTCGTCACGGCCGCCTCGAAGAGCTGGCGAGAGTAGTACGGCATCTTTTTGAAAGCGATAGCCAACTGCTTCTCGCTCAGGTGACGGCCGCTCAGTAACTGCTTGGCGAAACTGGACAGGATCTCGGCGTCGAAGGCAGAAAACCCGACCCCGTTCTTGTGGGTCGTGCACTCGCTGGATTGCTCGTCGGAGGTTTGCCGCTCGAAGATGACCACGATGGCTCGCTCGGCGTATCGCCGATCCGTGCTGACCTTTGCCTTGATCTCGTCCTTGGTGACCATCGGTGCGCTCCTTATCTATCATGTGATTCTATGAACATCATACCATATAGTATAGCGTTTGTCAAGAGGTATAATCTTAAAAAATCACTATGCGTGGCATATTGGCCCACCAACCGGCAACAATGCTCGGCACGCACCGGAAGGTGCGGCATTGGCGCGCCTTCCGGTGTTACACTGCTGCGCATATGACATATCTCAGACGAAAAACACAGGCGACGCTATGTTTGTAGGCGCAATCAACTCAACCGTACGCGAGTTTCTTGGCAACGTGGCGAGCGTGTTTGACGGGCAGCAGGTGGTTGTCGGATGCTCCGGCAATTTCACGAGCGAAGCTGTCATCTCACAGCGCGCTAAGCCGGCCGCTGTCCACAGCAATGACATCTCGTTCTACTCTTGCATGGCGGGGCGCTGGCTTACCGGGCAGCCTTTGGAGTTCAAAATCGCCGATCCTGATTTCGACTGGTTGGTGCCGTACCTAGGCAGCGACGTCTGCAAGCTCGCGTCCATCATGGTCCTGCTGGACATGCTGGAGCACGCAAAGCAAAATAACCCGCATCGGGTCAGGATGTGGCGACTGTACCGCGATCAATTTCCAACCCTCCTGGCAAAGACCGTCGATAGGCTGACTCAAGTGGATATCCGCGTCACGACCTATTTCGCGGGCGACGTGTGGGAACACTTTAAGCGTTTCGGCGACCGCGACGACGCAGTTTTTTGCTGCTACGCTCCAACCTATGCCGGTGGTTACGAGAGGATGTATAAAGAACTCGACAAAATCATCGACTGGGATGCACCGCACTACGAAATGCTGGACGACAAACGCCGGGACGGATTGCTCTCATGGATGGCGGAGCGTCGTTTCCTGTGGTATGACGACCGGATTATCCCGAACCTTCGCCCGGTGATGCAGCAGCAAAGCGGGCGTAACAAGACAGTCTATCTGTACTCGAACGCCGTCAATCGCACGGCCGTCTTCATGGATATGGCGTCAAAACCGCTGCCGAAACTGCCGCTCGCCGATGGCCATTTCACGGTCAACCCGGACTCCCGCATCACGCTATTTCCGATAAAAACCAGCGACCTAGCGCGATTCAAAGACGCATATCTCGGCAAAAACATAGCCTTTGGTTCCGGGATGTGGGCATTCGCGGTCATGATCGACGGGAAGACCGTCGGCTTTCTGGAGTTCACCCGCGGAAAGTACACGATAGACGAGGTCTACATGCAAGCCGACTTCGCCATTCCGACCACGCGTTACGCACGCATGAGCAAACTCATGGTGATGCTGGCCGTCTCAGGCGAGACGCGTCGCGCCCTCGAACGCCTGTCTGAAGCCCGTAAGCGCACCGTGTGCACGACGGCATTCACCGACCGGCCCGTTTCCATGAAGTACCGCGGTGTACTGGATCTCGTCAAACGCGGAGAAACCAAGGAAGGGCAGAAGTTTCTCAATTACTGTGGAGTGTTCAACACGAAGAGCTGGCAGGAGACATTGCAAGAATGGCTGACGAAGCACGGCTCGCAGAAATCGTAGACGCGCTCAACGACGCGCTGTCCGACGTAACGCCCTATCGCCTGGCGGTAGTGCCACCCGGAGACATCGAGCCCATCGACAAGAACGCGCATTACATGAGCAAGCGCACTTACAGCGCGCTCGTTTCCAATATTCGGCGTGACAAGAATCTGTCATCTCTGCCGTTTTGTTGGAAGCGCCCGGACGGCAGGCTCGTCGCACTCAGCGGAAACCATCGCGTCCAAGCCGCCAAAGACGCGGACGTGCCCCTGATACTCACGCTGTATACCGACGCGCGGTTGACCAACGCCGAACGCAGAGCCGTCCAGCTCTCACACAACGCGCTTGTCGGCCAGGACAACCCATCGACGCTGCGCGAGCTATGGAACGAAATTGACGACCTCGCGCTGAAAGTCTACTCAGGTCTGGATGACTCGCTGCTCGAAACGATGGAGAAGGTCTCGGTCAGCCGGATCAACGAAGAGGCGCTGCGTTTTGAAGAAATGCACATCCTGTTCCTGACGCCCGAAATCGACCGCATCAAGGACACCCTTGCCGTTCTGGGAGCATCGACGCGGCCGCGGCTGGCCGCTCGCTTTGAGGACTTCGACCGCTTCTTCGAGATGCTGCTGACCTACAAAGAGGCCGCCGGAATTCTAAACACAGGAACCGCTTTGCTGGCGCTCACCGAATTGGCCGAGCAATGGATCGAACAGCACAAGGCCGAGGGCGAACATATCGCGGGTGAATCATGAGCCGGAAGAACCAGCAGGCTGAAGTCGAATTGAGGCGCAAAAAGGTTGCTGCCAACCTCGTCGGCGGGCTCAATTATCGCGAGATGGCCGAAACGTTCGGCGTCTCTATTAGCACGATCAGCAAAGACGTGGGTATCATTTTGGGACGTTGGCAGCGCGAGCAGGTTGGCTCAACCGGCGAGTGGGTGCAAGTAGAGCTTCGCCGGCTAGACAAGGCGCTCAACGCGATCTGGAATAAGGTATTGGAGGGCGATCCCCTTGCTATTGACCGGATGCTCAAAATCATGGAACGACGGGCGCGCTTGCTCGGACTCGACACTCCCGAACAGAATCGCAACCTCAACATTGACCTGGAACAACTAACCGATGAACAGCTTCAACGCATCGCCCGCGGGGAAGACCCGATCACCGTGGTCCTATCGAGCCGCGGCGGAACAGGAACTCCGTAGGCGGCAGTTCGACCACCATACTCGCGGCATGCTGCCCTTCGACCGATGGCTACAGACGGTGACGCCATACTGGACGTGGGACTGGCCGTACCTGCGCTTTATCCAGCAAAAGCTCGAACTCGTCACCAGCGGGCAACTTCGGAAAATGATGCTCTTCATCCCACCGCGCCACGGCAAAAGCGAGATGACCACCGTGCGCTATCCCGTATGGCGTCTGGAGCAAGACCCTTCGCTGCGCGTGATTGTCGGTGCGTACAATCAGACTCTTGCCGAAAAATTCTCGCGCAAGGCCCGTCGCATCGCCGAGCGTCGCCTTATGCTGAACCAACATCGCACCGCAGCGGAGGACTGGGAGACCGCTGCCGGCGGCGGCTTTCGGGCGGTCGGCGTCGGTGGTGGCATCACCGGACAGGGCGGCAACCTCATCATCATCGACGACCCCGTCAAGAGCCGGGAAGAGGCCAACAGCGAAGCCTATCGGGAGCGTGTATGGGACTGGTATCGCGAGGACTTGTACACCCGCCTAGAACCAGGGGGCGCGATGATTCTTATCATGACTCGCTGGCACGCCGATGACCTTGCCGGCCGCATCCTGGCCAGCGAGGACGGGCCCAACTGGGAAGTCATCAAGTTCCCAGCCGAGGCCGAAGAGGGCGACCCGCTGGGGCGCGAACTGGGCGCGGCGTTGTGCCCGGATCGCTTCGACAAAGACGACCTGGCGCGCATCCGCATGGTGCTCGGCCACTGGGCTTACACCGCACTCTACCAACAGCGTCCAATGCCAGCCGAGGGCGGCATGTTCAAGCTCGCCTGGTTCGAGATCGTGCCGACTGCCCCGGCAATCGCGAAGCGAGTCAGGTTCTGGGACAAAGGCGGCTCGGCTGGTAAAGGCGACTACACGGCAGGACTACTCATGGCTCAGGCGCCGAACGGGATCTACTACATCGAGCATGTCGTACGCGGCCAATGGTCTGCGCTGGAGCGGGAACAAATCATCCGGCAGACCGCCGAACTCGACGGGATCAAAGTCGCTATATGGCTGGAGCAGGAAGGCGGCTCCGGCGGAAAGGAATCGGCGGAGGCGTCCATCCGCAACCTCGCCGGCTTTACCGTGCGCGTCATGCATCCGACGTCCGACAAGGCGACGCGCGCCGAGCCGTTTTCCGCGCAGTGTCAGGCCGGCAACGTCAAACTCGTCCGGGGCGACTGGAACGCCGCTTACCTTGCCGAGATTGCCAGCTTTCCGACCGGCGTCCACGACGACCAGGTAGACGCCAGTTCCGGGGCGTTCAACAAGCTGGCCATTCCGCTGAGCAACGTCGTCTCAGCGAGTGGAAGGAAGGTATCGGCGGCACAACTCGGCCTGTAACACACCACAAAAAAAAGACCGGTCATCGGCCGGTCTTTTCTCCTTTTGAGCGTTCCGTTCCCTATGCGCTCA